GTTCCAGTGTTCCACGTAGAACAAAGAGGTATGCGTAAGGCCGACCGTGAACCGTGGTTGTATAATATAGTTTTACAGAACATTTTTATATGGAACCATGGAACCAAGGACGAACATACGCGGTTTTACGCTGTTTTTTGTGTTCCACGATATGTGGAACCAAGTGGAACCGGTGGAACCACAACGCACGGGTCGCATTCGCGACCTTCCTCATAATTTTATACATGAATTATATTATTTATCGTCAGCATGTGGACGTAGTAAAGCACATGTCGGTGTCTCCGGAACGACCACGCTGGGATGAGAAGTCCAGCACCCATTACATTTTTAGGAGGTTATTATGGGATTAGACGTATATGCAGGGTTTATGCACCCTAAGAAAGAGCAACCAGAAAACGTTGTTGATATCAGAGAAGATATTAACGACAGAATGGAGGCTCCATACTACTGGCGTAAGCACGCTAGATTACAACAATATATGACTGAGCTGTGGCACAAGAAGAATGGCACAGAAATGCTCGGTATTATGGGACCAGATGGGTTCAACGGTGGCGATGTCTTAAAGCTCACTGAAGAAGACATTCTTGACTTGAAAGAAAAGGTTGAGTCAGGAACTCTGCCTTTTTGTCCGGACGGTTTCTTTTGGGGACAGCAGTTTCAAGAACAAGCTGCACTTGAGTACAAAGACCAAGACTTGAAGTTCTGCGAGAGTGCTCTTGAATGGCTTAGACAAGGTAAAGAGGTGTGGTATGAATCATCTTGGTAATCTTGGTAAAAAAACGATTGACGAAGTCCGCAAAGAGGGTGATTGGCAAGAGATGGACAGTAAATCAAGTGTAGCTTGGTTTGGTGGTAGGACACACGCTCAAATAGCCGAATGGTTGCCCTCTGATGTCTTAGAAAATAATCTATTGGAAGATATAGATTTTCTTGTTATTGGTTGGAGGAAAGGCTAATGGAGATTCTTAAAGAATACTGCACGTCAGTTCTAGTGGGTATTGGCGTGCTTTTCTTGCTATTTGGCATTGCCACTAGCATACATTACTCACTGATTCTTGTTGGTGTCGCTATCGGCATCAGCTCAATATTGTATTTACTATGGAGGTTATTATGAATACAACTAGCGTGGTGAGTGCCCTGACAACGGCACTTTGGATACTAATCGAGCTTATACAATTTGCGTATATGGCTTATCTTGCATGGAGGAACAGAGATGTTGCTAATCGGAATACTTTCAGCACTAGGTCTACTAGTCCTTGCACTTAAAGCTGGCGGTCGTAAAACAATCGGTCACGATGTGTTTGTTGATGTACTTATCACAGTCACATTGATGATTTGTTTCTACGGCACGTTCAGCGGTATGGCGGCAGCCATGATTGGCGGTTTGTGTGCTTCACTTGTTTTGTTCTTTATGAAGAAGACAATGGTGCATGAGAAACTGACAATTGAAAAAGAAGACAAGGTTATTATGAATAACCCTGTGAAACTAACTGTACCTACAGTCAAACCAAAATGGAAGATTGTAGAACCTGATTGGAGGAATAATTAATTATGAGAACGATAAATCCTGTTGGTCTTGTTACAAGACTTAACAAAGCGGTTACTAAGAACCGACCTGTGATGATTTGGGGCAGCCCTGGTATTGGTAAATCTGATATACCAAGGCAAGTCGCAGAATCTAGAGGTATCGGACTGTTAGACTTTCGTGCTAACTTGTTCGACCCAGTTGACGTGCGTGGCGTACCATACGTTAGGCAGATAAAAGATACCGGTAAAAGATTTACATCTTGGGCTGTACCAGATGTATTTCCAATCGCAGAACGCGATGGCGAACGTGGTATTTTGTTCATTGACGAACTACCCGCTTCACCACCTGCAACGCAGAATGCGTTCTTGCAACTGATATTGGACAGAAGAGTCGGTGACTATGAACTACCAAGTGGTTGGACTATTGTTGCTGCTGGTAACAGACTCACTGATGGTGCGTCAGTTTATCAAATGACAAGTGCACTGCGTAACAGGTTTGCTCACTTTGAACTTGAGCCAACTTTGGACGATTGGGTGACTTGGGCTCACCAAAACGATATCAATACAGATGTCATTGGTTTTATCCAGTATCGACCACAGTTGCTCAACAGTTTTGACGCTGATGAGTACGCTTTCCCAACTCCACGTACGTGGGCTATGGTGAGCAATCATATCGACAATACAACAGACGACGAAGAAGGTTTATTCTTTGATGTCGCTTCTTTGGTTGGCGATGGTCCAGCTGGTGAGTTTGTAGCATTCAAAGAGATTGCTAACAAACTGCCTAACATTGATGAGGTTATTCAAGACCCGTCAAAATACAAGAAAGATGATAATCCAGCTTTACTCTATGCTTTTGCTAACGCTCTTGCAGCTAGAGCAGATGATGACAAGATGGAGAGCATCATGAAACTTGCTAAGAAGATACCACTTGAGTTCCAAGTTGTGCTCGTGCGTAGTTCGATTGCCGCAGGCGGTGACGATGTACGTAAGCACAATGATGTACGTAAGTGGGTTAAAGAAAATGCTAACGTTGTATTATAGGAGGATATATGAAAACAGTTAGATTGTCGGAGCAGCTTAAACGAGATATTCGTAGAAAAGCTGAAGAGAAGTTCGAAAAAGTTAATCCAAAGCAGACCTATCCAGAGGATGGGGCTGTTCTTTTGACGCGTTACAACCTTCAGGACAAAATCAACAAGACTACCAAAAGTTTCAAAGAGATTTGGCCTGATATGAAGATTGGCACGCGAAGTGTTGAACGATTGCGTATCAAGTCAAGTCTTATGGTTGATAAGGATGATGTATGGGACTCTGAGAAAGAGGCTTACGTTACGAAAAAAGTAGAGGATGAGTTTGAGTACACTTTACATGTGCCCGTTACTCAATTCCCAGACTTTTTGGTTGAGTACAGAGAGTTCTCACTTGCTGTACCAAATAACGATGAAACTTTTCTAGCTTGTTATCAAGTTGAAGTACACAACGAAGACTTAGACCGTAAGAGAAGAGCGTTCACCAACAACATTCAGAATGTTTTGGATAAGTTCCATACGCTTAACCAATTGCTCAAGGCAGACCCATCTCTCAAAGATTTGGTGCCCAGCGATAGGTTACAGAAAATGTATGAGAAGGACGAGCGTGGAGAACGAGCAAAGGAACAGCAAGAACTTGCAGATACAGAGCTACAAGATTTACGTGAAGTCTTACTTGAAGATAAATTACTTGGAGATGACTAATGAATCAATTGTATATTAAAGCTAGGTCAAGACTTGTTCTTGACAATCCATTCTTTGGTACGCTTTGTCTACGGCTAAAACCAGTAGAGCGAGATGATATGCCAACCGGTGCAACCGATGGCGTGCACTTGTTCTACAACCCAAAGTGGTTCGAGAAACTTTCAGAGATACAGCGTATCGGTTTCTTGGCTCACGAGGTTATGCATGTTGTGCTATTGCACATCACACGTAGACAAGAGCGTGGTCCTGAGAAATGGAACGTAGCTTGTGACTATGCAATCAATAATTATCTCATTGCAGAAAATTTTATTTTGCCAGATGGTGGTCTTATAGATGAGCAGTACAACGACATGACTGCAGAGGCCATCTACAATCTATTACCTGAACCTCCAAAAGGTTGGGCCCAAATGGCATTGGATTCTGGCAAGTGTGGTGGCGTGCTCGACCACCCAGACCAAGATGGCACCGGTGGTACAGCCGGTGCTATTGAGGCTGAACTTACTGTCGCTATTAACCAAGCGGCAGAGAGTGCCAAAGCACACGGTAAACTTTCTGCAAACATGGAGAGTCTGATAACAGATATTGTTACGCCTAAGGTTGATTGGGCGTCAGTCTTGGCTAGGTTCATGAGAGCCAATGCTAAGTCTGATTTCACATGGATTAGACCAAACAGACGCTTTATTGCATCTGGTATGTATCTACCATCTTTGTGGAATCCAGCACTTGAAGAGATTGCTATTATTGCAGACACGTCGGGTTCTATTATCGATGATGTTCTTACTCAGTTTACTACAGAAACATCTGCTATTTTGCGTGATTTGAATCCACAAAAGATTCATTTCTTGCAATGCGATGCAGAGGTCAACGAAGTTACTGAGTACACAAGAGAGTCGTTACCACTTAAAGTAACGTACAAAGGTAGAGGCGGAACTCGTTTCAGTCCAGCCTTTGATTACATTAATGAGCATTTGCCTCATATCAGTTGTGCTGTTTATTTGACTGATATGTGTGCAGATGACTTTGGCGATACTCCACCATACGATGTATTGTGGATATCAACAGAAAAAGACCGGACTGCACCATTTGGTGAAGTCGTACATATAAACTAGAGGAGGAAAATATGGCGGATGAGAAAGATAAATGCGTTGAATCTTGGCAACAAGATAAATGCGAGAAATGCGGAGCGGATGTAAAAACCGCAGACGTATTTGAAGAGGCGATACATGCACAGGTTCATATGTGCCAACAGGCAGGAATGCCACCTATGGATGTTATCATTACAGGGCTGGGGTATTTCATGAAGATGAATTATTTTTGTGCCCCTGATGCTAAAACAGCTGATGAGCTTATAGATGATATGAAAAAATTCTATAGAGAAAATCAAGACACATCACATAAGGAGGTGAAGTTAAATGGCTAGTGTACAAATGTCCCAAACGTTGCGGGAACAAATGCTTTCTAATTATGGAAAGCAAGTAAGAGCGGCGTACGAGAATAAATCTGGAGTAGCACAAGTTGTTTCAGATATAAAGGATACAGTATCTGGTAAGGTACCTTTGATTAATGACTTTATATCTTTGAGTTCCGAAGCGGAAGCTTTGTTAAAAGATTTTAAGTACCAAGTAATTCAAAATATTGTTCAAGATAAAAGCAATGATTTGGCAAAATCAGAGGCTTTTTGGAAACGTAGTATGTTTGATTCGTGGGGTGGTAAGCCTAATATTTTGAGCTTGAATCCTTCACATAAAATATATGCTGTTATCAATGACCAACGACCAATTGAAGAAAATCTTGAACATATTTTTGATTGGAACGAAGAGTATGAGTACGAAGACTATTACAAAACGTCTGGTAAGACCCATAAACAGAAGTCTGATAATCATGTAAATGGAGATATGTACTTTGAGTATACATTTACTGAGCCTGTCTTGTTGCCGTTTACACTTGACGGTTCCATGAGGGATTACCAAGCTAAGGATGATTACTCACCTCACATTGAGATTGGTTTGGTAATATCTGACCCAGAAATGTATAATGTTCTCAAGCAAGTACCAGAAACTGATATGAAAGTTGCCGATGCAGTAAAGAAGATGGAAGATTGTCTAATGCAGTTTTCTACACTGAAGAAGTTTCTTGATGAGTTTTCTGGTGGTATGGCCCTCGTTCCAGAGGAATACAAACAAAGACTTGCTAAGAAAGCACAACCTAAGAAACCAGCTAAGGTCAAACCTGCAGCTGTTATACCTGATGACATCAAAGAAGAGATGGCAGAGGTTGTGTTTGAGAACTCATTACTAAAATAGGGGGTATTAAGATGGCAACTTATATGCAAGATAAAAAATGGGAATATAACCATGAATGGTCTTGGACAGCTAACCGTGACAATTGGGTTTTCGCTGTCAATGATGAACGTCAAAAATATGGAGAGGATAAATTATCTTTAGATTTAGCTTATGTTAAGTTTGAAGAGCAGTATCCACGAAGTGAATACGACGTTGAGTGAAAGTTTGACTCTCTTGAGGAAGAGCCCTCCGGTCCGGGTAGTGCACGACATGCTAGCCTCTGAGTAGCCAGCTAGTGGAGCAGGGAGATAGAGAGTCATTTTGACATGCCAAGGAGTGGCATTAGTATAGCCCAAGATTCGGAGTCCCGGCTTGGGCTATGCGTTTTAACTTAAGATACGTATACCCAAAGTTCAATTGTTCCAGTACCGCCACCACCAGGTGCGACTTGTACTAGAATATCAATGGTGTCATCAGATGAGTACTCGTATGGTGCAAAACCTGCGTCTGTTTTATCAACACCGCCAGTTTGTCCAATTGTAGAACCATCAACGATTCTATCAGGATCACCACCGTCACCAATATCAAGAACAAGAGCTGTACCTGAATCAAGGTCGTCAACTTTTAGTACTATGTCATGTACAGTTTCACCTGCAAAGACATCAACCATTTGGATAACATCATTTAATGCTAAAGCTGTAGTAGCTTCGAATTTTGCATATCTAACACCCATTTGCCCAGAAGGAAATGGTTTGAAAGATGAATTACCGTCTACTACGTCTGAAGTATATGTTGCCATAATATTCTCCTATTTGTATATCACACCACCATGGTGTAATATTTATAGTCATAAAGACAAAAAGGAGTTTTGTCAAACAAATTAAGGAGTAATTTATGCCACCCACTCACGTGTATGTGAAACGTAATCCGATTCACCCATACACATACAATGATCCAGATGACTTACTTCACATACAATGGCGATATGTCAAGATATCTACTGCTTACAATATGTACACCAGTAAGCAGATAGGTTGGGAACGTGCTACCACAAAAGAGTACGAAGAATGGTGTGCAAAAGTACAAAAGTTCAAGGAGGAACTATGACTTGGAAAATAATAGACGCAACTAAAGATTCAATAGAAATTATTGATGAACTCATGACAGAGGTTGTAATAGAACATCCTGACGTGGGCAAAGCTTGGAGCAGAGTCAAAGAGCTTGCACGCAAAGGAGAAATCGCAGAAAAACACTTGAAAGAGTGGGGGAGGTTAAAATGAGCTGTGAACACAACGAACGATTATTAGAACTTTACTTTGACCAAGGTAAAGAAAACGGACTTTCTAATCTAGACGCAGAGGCATATGCCAAAATGATGTTAGAACACGAAGGTCAACCACCAGCTAATATAATGCAACAATTCATGGAGGGTTTGTAATGCAAAAAATATATTTAGATTTTGAGACATACTTTGACACTAACTATACTCTTACTAAAATGTCTACCGCTCAGTATATCAATGACGAGCAGTTTAAGGTTTGGGGCGTAGGGATAAAAGTAGATGATAATGAGACCGAGTGGTATTCAGAAGATGAAACCCCGGCCATATTGGAACAAATCGATTGGGCCAACACCGCCCTCGTTTGCCACAATACATTATTT